ATGAAAGGGCTGAGTAAGATTATATTGGCGGCCGTTGCCGCAGTGACATTAGGTGGTTGTAGTTCTGATTATGTGATGGCGACAAAAGACGGTCGCATGATTATGACGGAAGGCAAACCGAGCATTGATAAGGAGACCGGACTGGTACAATACACCGATCAGTCAGGCCATACGGAATGAACTGATATATTTTCGTAACCATATGATATTAAGGTGCTTCTTAATTATAAGAAGCACCTTTTTTATTAGTGTTTATACCAATGTTTATACCACTTCCCTTGGTTGCTTGTGCTAAGTATCCGCGCATCCTTATTGTATGATAGAGCTATCCTACATTAAGGACTCTCCCGCCATGAGACTGACCAGCCGTAAAAAGACAATTCTCAGCTACCTTGAACCGGATAACCTCGAATGGGTTACTGGAGAGATCGGTGCGCCTCCGCTTGATGTGTCCGGCGTGGCGTACCTGCTGTATGGAACGGGTATCGACGATAACCGGCACTGGCTCGAATCCACCAGGCGAACGCTTGAAGCTATGGTGAAAGATGGCCTGCTGGAAAAGTACAGAAGCAGGGAGTCAAGGAGCATTACCCTGGGTGGCGAGACAACCGCAACGGTAACTCGTTACGGCTTGCCGGGTACTGTCTCAGTGGTGCGTGACAGGGAAGGTGCAGAGGGCGCGATAGAGGGCGAATTTGCGCGTATCTTTTAGCGACGCGGATTATCCGGCTTCCTCCAGCGGTAAGTCTGACTGGCCGACATAGCCCGGTTTACCCGATGGCGCTGCGCGGTGAGCGCCCCGGATATCGTTTTGCGGATTATCAGCCTGTCGCAGGCATCCAGTTCACATCCTTCCTGCTGCATGGTGCTGGCCAGCTTTTCCGCTATCTCATACTGTTTCATGGAAAACCTCAGATACCGTTAAATGTCGCCAGCCGTTGTTTGTGGCTGTCGCTCATATCGAATGCAAAATCCTCGTGCTCCGCCTGGAAGGTGCCGAACGCCATCAGCGCGGAGACCGCCGGGTCTATCTTGTTGGAGGATTTCTTTTTGTTGGGCTTGATGTTGGCGTTGGCGTCACTCTCCATCACCACGTTACTGATGGCCCACGCCAGCACCGGATCGCCGTTGTGACGGATAACCTTACGGTTAACGAACACCTCCAGCGACTTCGCCACCGGACTGAATTTAAGGTAGGTCTGCTGGAACGGCTCGACGTCCAGCCCCGCGCCCTGTAATTGCGTACGCAGGTGCGTGGCGTTCCACGTATCAAAGCCCACCAGTTTTATGCCGAACGTCTCCGCATCGCGCAGGATATCGTCGCGGATGCGGTCATAGTCGATGCAGTCTCCCGGCGTGGTGCGTATCCAGCCCGCTCTGGCCCACTGGCGGTATACGGCGCGGTTCTTGTTCGCCACGTTCTGCAACTGCGCCTCGGGCAGGTAGTGACGGGTCAGCAGCCGGATTTCACGGTCAGACGGGAAGGCGTAGCAGACACTTGCAATGTCGCCGGTTGATGACAGGTCAAGTCCTGCATAGCACTCCATCCCGTTCAGGTCAGATTCACTGTAATCAGCTTTGCAGGCGTCCCATGCACCCGCGCCCATCCACGGAGTTGAACCCTGACACCAGATGTTGAAACGCTTGGTCAGCATCTCCACCCACTGTGACGGTATGCCCCGCGCTTTCTGGATGGTGGATTCCAGTTTTGCCGCGTCAACGGACACATGCAGGTTAGGGTTAGCCTTGATCCACATTTCCGGCTGCTCAACCTCGCTTTCATCGTCCAGTTCGTAGATCAGGACAAACAGCGAATCGTTGTTCTCTTCCCCGGCCAGAATCTGGCAGCAGTAGTCATAATGCTGCTTACAGGCGGATACAACGTTACTCCCGGCTGTCGTGATGGCGAACAAAATCGCCTCAGGACGTGCGCCCATACCCAGCTCAAGCGCGGAATAAACGCCGTTATCCGGGTGAAGGTGGTATTCATCGACAATCGCCAGGCTGGGGTTAGTCCCCTCAATGGTGGCCGCTTTCGCCGCCAGCGGCTTTAACAGGCTGTTGCTCTTCGGGAAAATGACCTTATGCGCCTGAATATTGACGCGCTTTTTCAGCGGTTTTGACAGCAGGCACATCTGGCGGGCATCGTCGAATACAATTCGGGCCTGATCCCGGCTAACCGCCGCCGTGTAGATATCCTGCTGGCCGTGCTCCATCACCAGAAACCAGTTAGCCAGCATGGCGGCCACGGTGGATTTAGCGTTCTTACGCGGCACCTCAATAAAGGCGCTGCTGTACTTCCGGCGGCCTGACTCTCTGACCTTAAAGCCCAGCAGGTTAGCAAAGGCGAACTGCTGCCATGGCTCCAGCTCTATTGGCTGGCCCCGAAGCGGGCCTTTGACGTGTGGACAGAGCCGGGAGAACACAATAAACCGCTCTACGGTCGCCGTATCGAACTCATAACGGGGGTCATTCAGGTCTGAAAAGTACCTTTCCACGGCCTGTTTTACGCGCTTACAGGCCGGAATTTCACCCGTTTTTATCGCATTTGCGTAATCATTCCAGACGGTCAAGCTCGTCCTCCTCTTCCGTTTCTACCGGATTACGGCGGCGGCTTACCGGATCAAAGCCCAGCAGCGACGACATTTTTATGAGAATTTTTTCGGCATCAGCTTTTGCGCTCAGTGCCGGGTTACGGCTCTCACCGCCCTGGCTGTTCACTATGCTGAATCCCCGCGTGGCAAGGTCTTCCACGGCTTTGCGGTACATCGAGTAATTGACGCAGTACAGCTCAAGGTTGTTCCAGTCGGCAGGCGTCAGATCACCGCGCTCCGCCAGCTGCTTCGCCTTTGCTTTCCACTGCTGCGCCGCGATTTCATCAAGGTAGGCGGGCGGTTTGGGTGGTCTTGCCATAACTTACTGTTTTCCTGTCTGTTTTATTTTCAAAAAAATCACCGTGCGTAAAAATTTGAGGGAGCGGGTGGTTCCTCGCCCGGAGGGGTTTGTCCTGAAAACCTCCCCCACCCCGTCCATGCGCCCTGTCAGCGGTTGCGGAAGCATTCCATAAGCTCCCGGTCACGCTGGCTCATGCGCTTTGCTACGGGCTTCGTGTGCGCTCTCTGTCTGGCTGGTTGCCATGCCTCGCGCTGCTTTATCAGCCCACTAATCAGGCGCTGCTGTTCCTGCTCAGTCATTGTTTGCCTCATAGATCCAGTCGGTGCGATGACGTGCTGCTTCTTCCTGCTCACGGAACTTACCGGCTTTACGCTGCTGCTTAGTCACCGGGTCTGTTGTAGTTGTCTTCCGGCCATGACAGGCAGCACATAACGACTGGTGATTACTGGCGGGCCAGAACAGCACATCGGCCTCACCCTCGATAGGGATGATGTGATCGACGATAGTTGCCGATGTATAGACGCCAGCCTTGAGACAGTGGACACACAGCGGATTAGCTTTCAGAAAATGACGACGGTATTCGCCCCAGCGGTTGGAGTAACCGCGCTCTGTTCGTGTACCTCTTCGGCTGTCGCTTTGTCGGCGGGCATCCCGCTTATGCTCATCACACTTGCCGGATTTCACTCGCTTATTGCATCCGGGCTCAGTGCACCGGCGTAAGGGTTGCCATGGCATATCAGTACACTCCCGGATCGCGATAGACAGACCAGAGCGCAGATATAGCCATAGGAACTTCTTTGGCTTCTATGTCGCTGATGGTGGTGCGGTACTCGTACAGCTGAGAGGCGTACATCAGACAGCCAATCTTGATAGCTGGCGTAAACTCCAGCCCGTTATCGAACCGCTTGCCGATATGCTTCTGGCAGACCTCCAGCGCCGCATCGATGTACGCCTGTATCAGCGTATCTTCGTAATCATCATCAATACGGCAATGCAGCTTTGCCTCTTCCAGCGTTATCAGTTCGCTCATGGCTTCACGCCTCCTTTGCATAACAGTTCAAGCCGCGTGCTTTTATCATCGGGCAGCGCGGACACAACGGCATAAGCCTGTCTGGTCTGGCCTTTCTGCTGCCAGAGAATACGGCTGGCGCTGGTCACATCGGGCCGGTAGCGTATCCACATGCGAAAGGTGACCTCTGACTTTTCCGCGCCGCTTGCGATAACCTCCTGTCCGCTCACGCCTTTAACTTCAGCCCAGAAGGTGGCAACATCGCTCCAGACCTGCTGCACCTGACCGGACGGCAGACGCTTTGACGTGAAGTTCTGGACGGTCACGCGGTGACGCATCGTTCCGGCTCTCACTGGTCAGCCTCCCCGGACTTCTTCACGCTGACTTCCTGCTTCCATGCCTGGCTGAACTCGTCACCGCCTTCACGCGGCGGCATCCCCTCACGTTCACGGGCTTCGTTCGGGTTCATAATCCCGTTCTTAATGCCGCGCTCATAAGTGGCGTAGCGTTCGGTTGGCGTGGCGCGGAGAAGGTCAGCGGAGTCAAACTCCACCTGATAGCGGGTTCCCGGAACCGGAGAGGCCACCAGCAGCGCAGATTTAATTTGTTGTTCGAAGTTCGCCAGCCACGGACGCATCGTCATGGTGAGAAATGCACGACTCGCTTCGCTGAAGTTGCTGTAGGTGCTGTTGCTGTATTCCTGGAGGAAAATAGGCGACACGTTGAACATGCGGGCAATGTCTTCAATGGTGAAGCGACGGGAGGCCAGCCATTCGGCATCCTGGTTGCTCATGCCAAGCTGCTTGTAGTCCATGCCACCTTCGAGGATCGGCGTTTTCCCGGCGTTTCTGGCACCTTTGTAGCGCTCCAGTGCGTCCAGAGCCTGTTTTCCCTTCACGCTGTCGAGCCATTCGGCAGTAGTAACCACGCCAGCCGCCATCATGCCATCTTTCATAATGCTGGCACCGTGGCGCTGCTGGGCCAGACCTAACCCCAGCGCCTCACGGCAGGTAGTGATAGGCGAACGCCCCAGAAAACCATCATCGGTGGAGTAACGCAGGTGCAGGATCTCTTCCTGCAGGTAGCTGCGCACAGCCCCGCTAAACGGCTCAGTAACAGTGTATTTGTACTTATGCTGGCCGATACGCTCAGGTACAACCGCCCCCGGCGCATACGGGTGCAGGGATTGCGGCTGGCCGTCGCGGCCCCACTGGATCACCGCATAGGCGTTACCGTTCAGCAGACAGTGGCGCATCATCGTGCGTTTAAACTGGTAAGGCGTCTGGCAGTCGTTCGGCTGCTCGTTCAGGAGAAAATCTACCGGGTGATTGCTCAGCCATTCCCGCGCCTCACGCCCGTTATCGTTGCGCACGCGGTAGAGGTAGCAGGGCATTGTTGCCACCGCCTCACTGATAACTGATACGGCGTTCATGACCGCCGGCAGAGATTCCGCAGTACCCGCAGACACATACTCGCCTGATCCGGTATTTGGAATCCCTGCCATCGCCAGAAATTCATCAATGGTCATGCTGCGCTGCTCAGAGGGTTCAGACTTACGGCCAAACGGCCAGATATTCCACATATCAGAGCCCCGCTAAATCAGCCCAGCGGCGACGGTTATCGCCAGCGCGGCGCAGTTCAGGATGTTGGGAGAAAAGCGAACGGTGCGCGATTTCCACGCCGGACTCAGGATAAGCAGGCACAGAGGTAACGGTAATCTCCCGCAGTTCGGCAGCGGTAACAGTGCGCAGGTATGGAGACTGGTCGATATCCCACGCTTCTTTCAGCGCCCGGAAACCAAAGCTCATGCCGGAGATATCCCCGCGCTCCACCAGCTCCAGCACATCGTTGCCAAGCTGGGTATTCGGCGGGGTCAGCTCGAAGCGCAGCCCGGTATCGTCTTCGGACAGCACCAGCGTGCCGGATTTAGTGCGGCCCAGCAGCTGGGTATAGTTATGCTCGTACAGCGCACGCACATCGCTACCGGATGCCAGGCTGTCTTTAAACGCTCCCGGCGCAAACTGCTCGCGGAACTCGTCCCAGATAATTTCTGAGAGGCTGTTCCAGCGTACGGCATAGCCCACCAGCTTTTTGTTGCTGGCGCTCACTTCGGAGGTACGGATTTCAAATTCTTTTTGATTCATTAGTGTGCTCCACAAAGACTGAAAAGGGGCCGAAGCCCCTCATTAACTGAATCAGGAACCTGAGCCAGCAATTTCCAGCACTTTGATCGCGTTGGAGTCCACCACGCCGCCACCAACATATTTATCGGTGTTCACTTTGTAGAAGCCCGGCTCAGTGATGTTGTCCGGGCGGGTGCGAACGCCGGTGGTGTGATCCACAACGTAGTAACCGCGCTTGAAATCACCCACAGCCAGAACCGGCTCACCGGCTTCAGCGTCAGACAGGTTTTCGAGGTAGTACACCGGACGGCCCAGCAGCGTATCAGGCGAGCCAGCCACCAGACGATCACGCCAGATGTAATCACCATTGCCGTTCTTCAGCTTTTGCAGTGCGGCGGCTGAATTGGAGTTCATTACCCACACAGCGTTTTTGCGGTATTTGGATTTCAGCTTGAACAGGAGATCGATCAGCTCATCAGCGGTAGGTGCAGCACCGGCAGTGACCATTTTTTCCAGCGTGCCAAATGGGCGGGTTTTATCGCCGGTTGCCGCACGCGGATAGCTCAGGAAGCCTTTCGCCTTCTTCACTCCATCGCCGCTGACAAAATCTTCATCTTCAGTGGCGGTGAACGTGTCAGAGATTTCAGAGGTGAGCCAACCCAGAATATCCACTTCGGAGAAGTCGAGAATCTCCTGAGTGGTTTTTGGATAGGCATAGATGGTGTTCAGCTTGATTTCTACTTCTTCCAGCTTTGGCGTAGCCGTCTCGGTACGCTTGTCACCTTCAGAGGCGTGATTCACTACGGCACCACCAACAGACACCAGCTTTTTGTACTCGTTGGATTTGGTGGTGCGCACCGTGGCGATCTGACGCATAACGCTGTCGTCCTGCATCTGGCGCATAACTTCTTTGTCCAGCTCAGGGATAACGGTATAACCGCCGTCAGCGCCAACGGCAGTAGACAGGGCGCGGCGTTCCCCGGTCAGGATATAGGTGCGGAGTTCATCGTTAGTGACGCCTTTTCCCTCAGCGGGAATGCCTGGCTGGCTGCGGTCTTCGTCCTGCACGGCTTCAAGTCGGGCGATTTCAATATCGAGATCGGCGACTTTAGAGCGGAGTTCGTCAAACTGTTTGCCTTCGTCGTCGTTCAGGCTGCGCTTTTCACCGTCAGCGGTGGTCAGCAGGGATCGCATCTGGTCTTTGAGGGCGGTTTTCTGCTGGCGCAGTTCAAAAAGTTTTTTCATGGAGTGGTTTCTCGTGACAATGAGTAAGTTGAGACGTGAAACCAGCGCGGAAGGGGCGGCCGTTTAACCTTTTTCTGCCTCTCGCAGGCCGAACTCGCTTCAGCTTGGTTAAACGGCCAGTGGCGGCTCACGTCTGAGTGCCACTTATCAACATATACATGAAAAATATAAAGAAAAGCCCGAAATTAATCGGGCATATCACTGAACAGCATGAGAACGAATAATTTACAAAGTTATTCGTTCTTAATGTTCCAGGGTGCATTTTCCATAATCGAACCAAGGTACTCGAGATTCGAACTGATTCGGCGCAGTTCGATAACCTTGAGCACATCCAGGGCATCGGCTGTGGTGGTGCCTGAACTTTGCTGCATGGTGACGATATCTGCTTTAAGTTGTTCAAGTTCGTATTTAGTCACGGCCATAATTAATTACCCTTATATGAAAATTCTAAATATTCCAGGCTTTCTGCGATGGAACGCAGATACATACCTGCCTGATCTAACGCAGCGGACTGAATAAATCCCGATACCAGTTCAGGATGTTTAGCCGCATATCCGTTACCGAACATGTTATCAATTTCCTCTACGGCTGCTCTCATCCATTGAGCGGCAGTGACACCCGCCTGTCTGGCTAACTCATCGGCATTAAGCATTGTTCCTCCAGATCATATATACGCAAAAAACGAAAATTCTTTGGGATAACGGGATAAGTTTCATATTTTTCAATTAAATCATGCAATTGAATAACCCAGATGCTAACCAAACTTATCCCAGGCCCGTTTTTTTTGGATAAGTTGTACAATTCATTAACAATCATCTGGGATAACTTGGGTTAAGTTGGGATAAGGATGTATATATTAAGATTATGATTTATATATCTTTTTTGTTACTTATCCCGTTATCCCACTTAACCCAGCGATTTTAACTCATCACGGAAAAAATCAGTCTTCTCCATCAATAAGAACGATAAAGCGCTGCTGGCTGCCATTAACAGAAATGGTCTTTCCGTCGATTCTTCCGGGTTCCCGTCTTACCAGCATTCCTACTTCGTCCAGCGCTTC